AGTTGCTAACTTTTGCAGAACACGTGTATCCATGTCTTCCGCAAGATTTGCATAAAAATCTTGTGGAGCTTCTTCTACAACTTCTTCTTCCAAATTTTCATTAGGCGTTTCGATGTCTATAGCAACTTCTTCAGCTGCTGGAGTTTCTACAACTTCAGTAGTTTTTTCAACGTCTGCCATAGTACTTTAAAACGTTTCTGTAAATAACGGACCATTTAGCTTAGTGTTAACAATAACGCCGCCTCTAGCTTTGACCATTTTACCAGCTTTAGCTTTAATAGCGCCACCTTTTTTAGCACCACCCCAGAAATCTGAGTAAACTGGTTTACCTGGAACAGCTTTCTTTTTTGCAAATTTAGTGCCACCAGAAATAGCATCAATTAAACCTGATTTGATGTTAGCATCTTCCATAGCAGCTGTTTTTGAAACATTCCCCTTCATGCCTTGGCTTTTTAAATATTTAGAGCCTGCATAAGCTGCACCTGCAGCAACGGCTGCTTTAGCTAGTTTTTTACCCCAGCCTTTTTTAGCTTTGATCATTGTGCCTCCTTGAGCGGTAACCATTGTACCTGATTTAGCTTTTAGTTCTTTGCGAATTCGTTTTTTCTCAGCCCAAAGGTTTTTCTTACCTTTTTTAGTTTCAGCTTTTTCAGCATCCACTCTACCAAGCTCTTCAATACGATTTTCGCGTCTTGTATTTGCCATGATATTAATATCTCCTTGTTTATAAACTACTAGTATAATAGCATTTAGTCTCCTTGACTACAACGGGCAACAGTCTTTCATAGCCATATTTTCGAATAAAGGGTAAGAGCCTCCGATACCCCTCCTCAAGCGCCGATAGGTCAACCATCGACGAGCATATTCTAAGTGTCATGTTTTTCCTTTCACCCCTATTATATCATGACGACTTTTTAGGAAGGCTCTAGAAGTGAGCAAAGTGAATTGAGGCAAAAAATAAGCATTGCCGCAGTAGGCAATATTTATTTTTCGTAACTATTGTTTGGAAATTTACTTAAAGAAGACTTGGGTCGACATTCTTGCCAATAACAAGACCTCCGACGCTTAATTTGGTTTTTAATTTTTTTCGTAATTTACGGATATCTTTAGCATAAGATCGATGAAGGATTTTCATACTTCTTTTTAAACTTGGCCCTGCTTGAGCCATGTGCATTCCTCCAAAGGTGCGTGACATTTCGTTGAGCCAACTTTCAGATCCTCTGGCTCGTGTATCGTGCCAAATGGCTCGTTTAGCGTGTGAGCCTACCTTTAATTCTTTTCCTTGCGGTCCATAATGAGTACCTGTTCGTGAAATAGGGGCAGCACCTCCGCCAGGATGTTTAGGTTTTTGAAACTTGGTTGTTTTATAACTTTTTAAACTTTTAGCTTTAATAGCATAAGGCTTAAGGGATTTATAATGTTTTTTTCTCCACGCACTTCGGCTAAGCTTTGTTGCTAATTTTTTAGCAAGCTTACGACCTGCAATTGATGCTAAACGACTAACGACCATTTTATTTTAGAAACCAGTCTAAAAATCTTTGTAATGGCCCTTTACCCTTCTTCGGCGAACGACCCTTGATCCAGGCTTCGTTAAAAAAAGGAGTCTCTTTGTCGTCCCCTTTATAACGGCCTTTTTTGGTTCTAGCTCTTTTATGTTTTTTCATTTTAATAATAAACGTATTTTTTTCGTCTGTTATGCTTTGCTTCTTCTTCATAATCGGCATAAGTCGAAAGAAAATAGCCCTGTCGATATCTTAACACAGCTTGCGTGACTGTATCCACATAGTCATC